CTAGTTCCAATATAACCAACACCACTATATGTGCCAAGCTCTGTAACAATCGTTCCATTTGATGCTTGGACAAATCCTGATGTAGAACCTTTGGCAGTAATTACAGAATAACCCGCACCAAAAGATGTGGGTGTAGCCCCTACCGCTAAATTTGTACCATCAAATTGAAGTGCAGACCCAGTAGCCAAAGCACTTGTACTTGTAGCGTATGCTACTCCGTTGGTCGTATAGCCTGATCCTGATGTCTGTAATGTTCCTCCAGTTGAAGGTAGCGTACAGGTCACCGTCACTGCATCTGTAGGTGTTATTGTGGTGCTTCCACTCGTTGCGCCATTCAGTACGACTGATCCCATTTTTAATCCTTTAGTATTAGAGTACGACCCACCTAGAGCCGCTAGGAACCGTTACGGATACACCGCTTGAAAGCGTGACTGGCCCAGCAGACATTGCAGAAGATCCACTTGGTATGGAATACGATGCAGAAACCGTCTGACTGTTAACATGCAATCCATTGGATGCAACAACTTCTGCTCCAGTCAATACATTGGGCGTAGTTACATTTCCCGCTGTACTGATTGTTAAAGCATCAGAAGTTGTTCCCGTACTACCTGAATTTACAACAAAGTGAATCGCATTGGATCCAAATGTCGTAATAGCTAAATCAGATCCAACTGATTCCACAAAGTTGGTATTTGCCGCATTGGCAGAATTGTTTCCATATCCAGCCGCAGTATAACTATAAGTGGAACTGTTTGTTCCCATTTCCATGTAAACATTTGAATAGTTATTTGCAGTAGTTACAAAAGAAGAATAAGAAGTATTGCCACCATTGTTGTTTTGAAGAACAACATTTGACCAAGTTGTATCGGCTCCATAGAATGTGGCTAATTGACCTGTAGTAGATACACTGTATCCACCAGTTCCAACATTCAATGTACCAATTGTGGTAGTGGTATTTGAAACATAAGTGGGAATATTTACATTACCGTTAGCGTCTTGATTAACAGACTTTTCAGCAGGATAAGTGACAAATACCGTAACCGTACCGCTGAAAGTAACCGCTGATCCAGAGTTACTGCTCGATAAAATCGTTGTGCGATTGAGGGTCGGGCCGCTTGAAGAATACGTACCAAGACCTACTTCCCAGTTTCCTGTTGTGTCTGTGGCAGCATAATACGTTGTGTTTCCGTTTGTGATGACGGAAAAACTTTGATAGCCCGTTACGGCTGAGCCCAGCGTAAAGCTAACAGTCGTATTGGCTGTTGCGGTGACCTGGACTCTATCAGCGACTTGAAGAGCCATTTAAGACTCCTTAAGAAGTTGCAGTTGTACTGTACGTAACCGATACGGTATCGCCCGAGGTTACAGTCTTGGCTGTACTAAAACTACCTTCTGAATACAAAACACCTGCCGTGTTGTTGAATGTACTAGAAGCTCCAGTACCCAAAACCAAGAAACAACCTGATACTGTTCCTCCAGCGCCAGTGATCGTATACGTCACCGCACTAGCTGTGCTCGATGTGATATTGGCTGGCGTAGCACCTGTCGATGTCGATGAAGCAAATGAAGCCGTACCACGAACCGCTGTACTGCTTGGTGTACTAGTGTAATTGGTAAACTCATAGGTGGATGTTCCTACGCCAGCTCCTCCTGTACCATTCGTACTGGTTAACAATGTGTCTGTGGCCGCATAAGTAAACGTACCCTTGGTCAATCCCAAATAAGGTCCTGTCACAGAGTAAGAGCTACCCTTCATCAAAGTGTCCAACATCAACTGTTTGCCAGGGGCTAAAACCAAATTGGGAAACTCTTCTTCCCACTTGATATTGCCGTCCTTGTCTCGGCACACAATGTGATACCAACCCTCGATACCCATACATTGTGGTACGTCTACTTTGGATTGAATGGTCATTTGGGCTTGATCGCCAAAATTTGAAAGTTCGTTTGTCATAGTGATTCCTTAATCTCCTGAGCTTACAACATTAGCGTCAGTATAACTACTGACTGTCAAAATAGCAGACGAATAAGTCGCAGCTGGGAACGTCACCGTGAAGCTGTTACTACAAATTTTGTCTGATCCAAAATTCAACACGAAACAAGCAGCTTTCGTTACATAATTGTATACCAAAGCCCCTCTACAAGTAAATGATGCAGGGTTCCAAACTGCATTCTGAAACGACACATATGTCGTGTTGTATTGATTATTGATCGTGGGTGGCGTTGATATCACCAAAGGAATTCCGCCAGCTGTATAACCTGTTCCTACCACCTCATTCACCGTTGTATAAGCCGTTGTCGTTGCATTCAAATTGGCGTTGGCGTTATACAAAGCAATGTAATAAGTTCCAGAGGTAAAGTTCTCATTACCATTCAATAGGTTCTGCTGGAAAATATTACATGCGGTTTGGACAATCATTTAAATCTCAAAGTTTGTTGTAGGTCAAACGAGTCTGACCATTGCGATAAGCATCACCACGCTCAAGGCCATCACCAAGACGTTTCAGCTGATTGATCGCTTCATTGTACTTGTCTTCGTATTCTTTAATGACTTCCACTTCCTGCTTTTGGAATATCATGGCTTCTCTCATTGCACCATAAAACAAAACAGGATCGTAGTTGTCACCCAGCCAGCTGGTTCCTCGTGCATTTGTCAAAGCTGTAATGCTGATCTGAAATCCAGTTCCAGAACCACCGCCAATCGTGGTGGTGTTGGCACTCAAAACATCACCAACTACGTAAAAATTACCGCCATTGGTGATCGTAACCGATGTGATCGTATTGCCCGATCCAACCACAATCGTTGCAATAGCACCTGTTCCAGAACCACCTGTTAAATAAACATCCTGGTAGGTTCCAGTTACATATGCCGATCCAGCATTGATGATGTTGAACGTGCTGATTTGGCCTTGAACAATAGTTGGTGGATAGTAGAAATAATGCAGCTCTACCGCATAATTTTGGTCTGGAGTTGGACCCAATATCATAGACAACTCATTGATATTGGAATACTGACTACCAAAAAGCGCATAGTAATAAGGCAACCCAATTGACGTTGTCGGATTGGGATACGATTGCCTGATTAAATTCACATCTTTGTTGAGCAAATAATTGTAATTGCCAGATGAATCAATCACAGCCAATGAATAAGTCGATAAATAATCATTTGGCAAAGACAAATACATATTGCCAGATGTGACCGATCCCGTGACATTCTTACGCAACGCTGGCAATTGAACCGTGTTATAGATGCGCTCTTCCGCCTCCATAACAAATAGAGGAATATTCGCTACAAAGAGTGACTCTGTAGTCTCAGAATAATCCTGTATGGCTTGCCATAATTGCTGATAGTTCACGCCATCGGTCCTCTAGACATGCGTCCCTTTGTAGCCGCTCCAGCACCACGCATCTCAATGCCTGATGTCTTCTCTTCAGATACACCGTAGCTCACGCCATTGGACAATGGATCAGTGATACGTGCATCTTTGACAGACTTCTCACGGCCATATGGAATTGCATCCATCTCAGATTGGAAACTCTGCACAGTGATCTTCTTGCCACTCATGGTGTGAGGAGCTGCATATTCGCTGGCTGGACCATTGGTCTTGCCCATGCCATGATGAATGGCAGGACTATTTTTCTTAGTGGGTTTCATTTGGGTGGGCATTATTTGCTCCCTGCTTTTTGATTGTGAGCACGAGCCAAATTGCGTCCAACAGCTTTCATGGCCTTACTGGTCACGCCACCTTTAGCAAGCTTAGAAAGATTGGTGTGCTTACCCTTGTGCTCTTGCTTGTCATGCATAACAAAAGCCTTCTTGATCAGCTTTTTATCTTCCTTGATATCATCGTGTTTAGCCATCATAAACTCCTAAGTTGTACTTACTGTAACTGTACCAATTGTTATAACAGGAAGCAAGGAATTTGGCGTTAAATAACTGTCAAAATAACTCGCTCCACCCACTGGATTCCAACCCCACTGCGTCTGCCGACTACCATCAGATGGATAGCCAGCATTGTCCACATTTTGGACATTCGGATCATAAGGATTGGTCAACAACCCAGAAGTTCCGCCAACTTGATAACTCACATCAGGACGAGGCTCACGCACCGCCTGTGGATCGTTAACAGGATACAAACCCAAACTCAATTGCGGTTGATCAGGATCCCAGCACTCAGGGCAAACCCTAATGTTGAAAAGCTTGGTCTTGATGACCTCTTTCCTCAACTCTTTAAGCTTGTACCTCTGACCACATCGGTCACATTCAGCAATCGCATATTTACCCGAGGCAAACTTGTTGGGCATGATTACCTCGTATAAAACATGTTCCGAGGCACAAACCGAACTGGAGCCTTTTCTCTGTCCTCTTGAGACGCCAAGTCCCACTGAAGATCGTAATCCGCTTTCAACATGCCAATCCTATTTGGATCAACGCCAGGCAATTTCATAGACATATAGTAGGCCAAGCCAGCTGTCATCGCTGGAATCAACCTAAATGGAATGTCATTGATGTTTGTTCCAGTTCCTGCGTCTTGAATTCTTCTCAAACGCCAGTACACAAACGTATACTTACCGCCAGAATTAGGGCTGGGCCATACGTTAATCGTAGGTAGCTGTGGCACGAATACAGGCGTTCCAGTGGCCGCAGATGAGGCGGTAGTACCTGCCTGTCCACGATAGCAATTTAAGAGCTGGAAAGGCGCTGTAGTGCTTACGTTGGGGTAGTAAATGATCTCACTACCCAGTTGAATGTAGCCAGTGGCCGCCAAACTCGTTAAATCAGTGTTGGGGCTCAATTGAATCGTGGTGTCTGTTGCACTGATCCCAGTGGTCGTTCCATTGCCATACAAGGTATAGCTGGTTGGATTGGTGTTTCCTGACTGACGGTTGATCCAAACTTGAATCGGTCTGCCTTGAGCCAGCTTATTCGGAATCGTGGAATAAGTGTCTTCTGAAATACGGCTAATGTTGATGTCAATCTGATTCTGTAAAGTGCCTTGACGAATCACATGACTCAACAAATCAATCGTATCTACGGGCAACGGATACATGATTTGCCCAGTATTCAAATAAATCTGGCCCTCTTCAACGGTCCAAAGGTTAATCCCTCTATTAGACCATTCAACGGTTAAAAGATTCAGACTGCGTGTTGCAGTCCGAACATCATAACCAGTTCTGAGCTCGAGTCCACACCTTTCGAATGCCTCTTCAATGAGGTCATTCATGTTTAGGTTGAAGACCGATGTGCCAGTGGTGTATGCCATTATTTGTGCTTAAAGCCCTTTAGTGTCTCGGCCAAGCGAGCTCTCTGACCTAATTTACCAGGTTTTTTTGCAGCTGCCGCAAGTTTTTTAGCTGGGATGGTATGCCCCTCTTTGACATGCAAAGCTTCTCTCAAAGCACCAGCTTTTTTAATTGCGTGTTGAATCCATTTTTCAGCCATGATTAATTCACTTGTGTAGTTACTACTTGAGCATCAGGAGCTACCGATGTATCCACAACAGGAGCAACAGGAGCAGGATCAGATTCAACAACAGTTCCATCTGTCACCTCCTCTGTAACAACAGGAGCAGGAGTATCAACGACAACAGGTGCAGGAGTCTCAACGGGTGGGACAACCACAGATGCAAATGTTCCAATAACGGCTCGAGCATTGCTATCCTCATAAAGACCTTTTGACTGTAAGAACTCAGCCACAAGATTTTTTTCACCAATGAAAGTCACAAATTCATTCAATAATTTGTGTTCTTCACTCTCAACGGCATGACCTGCACTGCGAATAAACTGGTGTACTTTTTCAAATAAATTCATTTTTTCCTCGCTGCTCTCATGTTGTCAACTAAATTAGGATATGGTCTGCCAGCGGCTTTGGCCATCGCTTTGGCGCTTTTCTTTTTAGCTGAACTCAATTTCTTGGGCGCACCTAAATCCTTGGGCCTCGGCTTATTCCAAACTTCACCGCCTTTAGCATACTCGTAGACTTTATTCGGATCATCTTTCCGTGTGATGACACGAGGTTTGCTAGGCATTTTGGATGGTTTTATTGCTCCCATCCCACGAGATGCTCTCATTTGTGTGAGTAACCGCCACCGCACATCTCAGCTACCATCTCGTGATGGTGCTTGTGACCGTGCATGCCACCTTCATGTTCCTTGAGATGTTTCTCAACATGCTCGTGGTGATGAATGTGACCGCCATGGGCGTGATGACCATCATGCTCTTTCATGTGGTGCTCAACGTGCTCGTGATGATGTTTGTGTCCGTGTTTCATTTGTAAGTTCCTTTCGTATGACCTCTTCTGATAGCGCCATCTGCTCTTTTGGATGCAGAAACTTTACCGCCATGCTTCATAATCTTTTGAGATTTATTCTCAGCAGAATACTTGGTGAACTCGGCATCATGTTTCATGGCCTCTTGAGCGTCTGGTGAAACATAAGCCTCGCTGTTGCGGTATTCAATTTCTTTGGCTGTTGGGCCGCCCTGTTTACCACGGCCAGCTCCAGCTCCAGTATCAGGTAATTTTTCCATGATTAGCAATACTTGGTTTTGGTGTGACCACGTTTAGCCATTCCATCAGCACGGCTGGAGGTAGAACCACCTGAAGCCATCTTCTTGATATGACCGCCATGCTTTTTGGTATTGACCATTGATCCAGTACCAATGTCATTACCCTTCATTTTGGGCTCTCTGTCCTCAGTGTGACCACGTTTTTGGACTTTAGACTCACCAAATCTAGACAATTTATTGGAACCTTTTTCAACATCCTCGTGCATGTTGCGTGGACCCATGGTCTCTTTACCCTTCATGTGGCCACGTTTTTCTGTGCTTGCCTCTTCTTTGATAGAGCCACCGCCAGCATATTTCTTGGTTCCATGAGTGTGCATGTGCATGTGATGCTCAGCCATTGAAAGGTGGTGATGAGCCAAATGCTTGTGGTGCTCTTTGGATAAGCCACCATGCTTCATACCAGGCATCGCTCCTGGTGTTGGCATAGGAGCCGCAGCTGGTGCTACAGGGGCGGCAATTGCTGGAGTACGCATTGCACGACCAGCCATAGCGGCCATCGCTGGATTGATTGGTAATGTCTTTCTGGTTGCCATGTTTCCACCTCTTTTAAAAGTTTTGCCTTTATCGGCCTCTACAAAATCTTCACCTACCTTTTGTGGTATGTGAACCTTCTTTGCAAAAGCCTTATTATGGGCAATTGCTTCCATAAAATCATGTTGTTTTTTACTGTGACTTGGCATCTTTATTCACCAATTTCTGAACCGTATCCGTTTCATAAATACGAATCATCAAATAAACCAAAGAACAAATGCTTGTGACAAACACAACCGTGGGTTCCATCCAACCCATGAGCGAAAAGAATGATGCGGTAACTGCCGCACCATCCGCCATCTCTTTTACATCATGTCCGTTCATATTAACACTTCCATGCTCTAAGAGATTTGTTGATCCTGCTGTTTGGATCTCTTGCGGTTTCCAAACTGGTCAGCTTCTTTTTCATCCCTTCCATCCTCGCACAAAATGAATCCTTCCTTGATCCGCCCTCGGGTTGGGGAGGCTTTAAATTCATCCCCTCCTTCTTTGCGGATGCCCGACCCTTGGCGTTTAGACCGCCATTCGGATTCTTCCCTTCTTTGCGTTGCCATGC